ATGCCCAGTCGCTGCAGAACGCGCCCGCCAGGAACAGATCGAACCATGCCTCAAAGGCCAGTTCGAAGTTCAGGTCACCGGTGGACTGGCCACCCGTGAGGATGGAGTCCGTGACCTGCCGCGAGGGGTTCATCTCGGCGGACTTGGTGGTAGAAGGCGCGAAGGCGAGGCCTTCACCTGTCGTACGAACGATGGTGAACGCCGGTGTGGCCGGGGTGGTCCCATAAGTGACCTCGGGCACGATGGCAATCTGAACAAGATCTGCACTGGTGGACATCAGTCACTCCTATTTGAAAAAGTCGTATTGATACTCGACCGGAACATCGTACTGGAACCAGTTCCCTTCATCCGGGGTTATGAAACTGGGTGGGTTCACCACGGTCACTCGGAAATGCGTCACAGCGTAGTTGTGGAACAGGTCCGACACTTGCTGTGACAACGCCTCTGCCTCATCGGTACCAATACCGCTAGCCACGGTGACCCGTATTGTAAGGGTGCCGAACTCGCGGAATAGCGTGTTTGGGGACGGACCGATGCCTATACGCTGCACCGTGGCGAAGTCACGCTTAAGCGTTAAAAACTGCTCGGGCAGCGCTGTGCCCGGCCGCACGTTGACTGTCTGCACTACCGCAGGCAGTGTGACGTCCGACGCCAGTCGCGCCTCGAAGATAGCGATAACGGCCGGAGCAGACATCAGACCATCCCGCCTCTCACTTGCATCTTGATGAGTTCATCCTCATCGGCGCCTGCCACATGCCCACGCTGCACTGTGAAGACATCACCACTGGCGGTTATCTTCACGACATCAAACTTGCGCGGGCGCACCGGCAGCGGCGGCGAGCCAGCCACGAAGTCGGTAGCTGCCGCGATGATGCGTTGGTTGTGCTGGTCCACTGAGTAGTCCAGCTCCTCAGCAGCAGGCCGATCTTCGACAAGCCGACCCTTAAAACTGAAGAGCTGAACGCCATCACGCCAGAAGGTCATTTGACGACCCCACTGGCGGACTAGGTTTTCCGCGCCTACTTTCACTTAGACCTCTGAAGGTGTGAACAGCGAAGCCGGGCCAAGGTACTCCGTCTCGTGGAGGTTCGGCGTACCCATGGCATACTCCGACATCATGCTGGAAAGCTGGCCAGTGAGGATATCGCGAATGATTGACACAGAGGTCGACGTCGCACCGAAGTCGGTTACGCCAACGTCGTACACCGTGAGGCGCTTGATCGCACCGCCGTAGGTGAGGCTTTGCCGCTGGGCGTTGTCCGCAGCCTGTATGGCTGACATGACTGCCATGTACATATCACCGGGCAGCACGGTATAGCCGCCAACGTAGTCCACGTAGCAGTACGCGCCATTGTCCGTGAAGTAGCGACTGCTGGGCCGGTGCCAGTGGAAATGCAGCAACCCCGACGCCCCGAAGAACCGGTACTCCGTGGTGGCGATCTCGGTGAGGTTGGTGCTGACCATGTGCAGCAACGTCACCGGCCACTCGCGAAGGTAGGTCTTCTGGGCGAAGTTGCTGAACGTGTCACGGTAGGCACCGTAGACAAGGTTCCGGCCTGTCAGGTCCTTGAGGTTCTTCAGCGACGCGTCGAGCAACGCCAGGAGTATGGCGTCACGCGACGTGTCGGTGGGATCGTACCCCAAGAACGCCTTGATGGCGGTTACGTCGATGCCGAAGGTGCTCATACTGCCGGCCCCATCATCGTCCAGGTGTCATTGCTCTTGAGAAGCGAGAAGGGTGGCCGTTCACGCGTTGCCTTGAGAGCCATCCAGCGGTAGCCGGCATGGTCCACTTGGTCACCCGGCTGGCACAGCATATCGAGCCCCCAGTCACCCTTGAAGACCGGCTTGGCTACTGCCACCCCGTTCACCTTGGGCGCTGGCGCGTTGGCACCACGCTTGATGTGCAGCTTCCACGACTCGCGGTCCAAGCCCGGCGGAGGCAGAGTACCGTCCTTCAGCGCTTCCCACCAGCTACCATCGTAGGTTGCGATGTCGCGCTTCTGGTACTCATGCTTGTCGTTGTAGAGGCCCTTCGAAATGGGGATGTCGAGGCGCACGCTGTTCGTCACGAGCGTACCACTGCCCAGCTCAGTAACGATGTTCAGCGTGCGCTGGTCCTTCTGCAGCGTGGCGGTAACGTTCTTGATGCCGGGCACCACGCAGTACCAGTCGCGGTTGTCGGGCGAAGGCGGCAGATCCGAGTGGCGTGCTGCCACCCACAGACTGCCTTCATGATTGACCCACGTACCGTACTCGTACATCTTGCCTTCGATGTAGGGCACCGGCACTTCGACACGTGCGTCCCTGCCATCCTTACCGGGCTCGCCATCTTCAGGCCGTGGAATGCGGTCGACCTCGGCCTGTATCTTCGACATCATCAGCACATGCAGTCGTGGCAGCTCCTCGCTCATGTGGGTGGCCACGGCATCACCGATAGCGTCGCCAAGCTCCCTGGAGACAATCTGCACCTTGGTCTCGACAGCTTCGTCGACGCGCTGCGTGGGGTCCAGGTCCTTGAGCAGTTGGTCACGCAAGGCACCCGTCGCTGCGGTAGCGGCTTGCGTAGCGGCCACCGCTGCCTGTTCGCGGGCAAGGGTTACCGCCTGCTCGCCAAGGGTCTTGGCGGTCGCTGTAGCTGCCGCTATGGCCCCCGGCTGTACCAAGGCCCCAACCGCATCGGCCTGCGCCGCTACAAGGCCGGGCAGGTCTGCGGCTACCGTGTGCAACGCCTTGGCCACGGCCACCGTAGTCGCAGCTTCCTTGACCTCGTCCCAGCGGCTGTTGGTCACCCGTGTAGCTTCGGTGTTCGCAGCGGCTGTGGCTCTCGGCAGAATCTCTTCCTCAATACCCGCCTTCATGCTGTGCACGACATCGGGCACCGCCTTGACCGCAGCACTCATGCCGGCTTCAGCACCGGCTGAACGTGCGCCCTCAAGGAACGAATCCTGGTTAGCTGCGAAGACATCAGCGGCACGCGCCGCACTCTCAGCACTGGCCTTGGCGAGGATGCCGGGTATTTGCTCCTTGACGAGTTCGAGTGCCTCGACACGCAGCTCCGGCAGTGCCTTCGCAACTGTCTCGAGACCGGCGTTCATACCAGCATCGTGTGCTTGCGTCAGGAAGCCGTCCAGCGCCTTGGTCAGATGCGCAGTAGTGGTTGCCAGTGCCGTCTTCTCGGCCGCATCAGTCAGTGTAGGCACGTACTCCTTTATCACCTCAACGGCTGCGTCGCGTGCAGCCGGCACCGCGCTACTGGCGGCATGCAGACCGGCAGCGGTGCCCGCTTCAGAGCCAGCGGCAGCGGCAATCTGCTTCAGTTCAGCCAGCCGGCCAGCCAAGAAGGTGTCAGCCGCAGTCTGGCCAGCGTCCTTACCTTGCGCAAGCAAGTCAGGGATAGCCTTCTCGACCACTGCGTCGCGTACCTTTTCCGTCAACGAAACGAACGACCGCTGCATGTGCTCGTGTGCCGTTGCCTGCGCAACGTTCTGCACAGTCTCTTGAAGCTGCGTGCGGAACGCTTCGTTGCGCTCCACGGTGTCCTGCGCAGAACCTTCAGCAACCTTGAGCGCAGCGTCCGACGCCGCTTCGCGCACTTGCGGCAGGAGGCGTTCAGCCACGTTGCCCACTTGACCTTCGACAAGCGTGGGCACGGTGTTGACGGCTTCGGTCACGGTGGTGCGTACCTCATTGCGCATCTCCTCGAACTGTGCCTTGAGCTCAACAGCGCCCTTGTTCACAAGGTCCACAGCCGCTTCACGTGCGACTGCGCTGGCACCTTCGATGCTCTGCTCGAGAATGTGCTGCGCCTGCGCCGCCAACTTGACCGGCAGTTGCTCATGGGCTTCAGCGAGCATGGTCTGGGTCTTCAGCAGGACAGCTTGCGATTCCTTCATAGCTTCGATGTCCACCGTGCGCTCGCGGACCTCTTCCACCTTGGCCAGTACTCCAGCAATGACCAAGGCGTCCTGCTCAGCACCGTGCTTGATTGACTCTGCGGTGCGCACCAGCGTTTCCGACACGCGCACCAGTCCTTGCTCGAACTGCTGGCCACGGGCATCAAGCAACGGTGTGAAGAGTTGCTTGGTGGCAATGCCCATCACCTCCTGCATGACCGGTGTCAGTTCGCCACCTTCCACCAACGCCAAAGGCGGCGGCACTGTGGGGATGCTCTCGGCCACCTTCGACACTGCACCACGCAGGTCCTTCTCGACGTCGACGAACGTGGCCTTGTCGACCATGCCACCTACAGCAGCACGAAGGGTCGTAAGCTGGTCTTCGAACGTTTGCTTGGAAGCTGCCAGCAACTCAGTGAAGTAGGTCCGTACCGTGCCCACGGTACTGCTGAGGTCCTCCGCTGACTTGGCTTGCGCCGTCTCGCGCGCCGTGTGCTCCTCTTGGAGCCTGTCGCTGATTGCCTGGAGCTGGGTAAGCGTTGCTTCGTGGCTCTCGTGCAGGCTCTGCGTAGCAGCCTCCACGCGGACTGCAATCAGCTCGGAAGCAACCTCACGCACCTGCGGCGCGAGCAGGTCTGCCACCGACTTGGCAATAGCGAGGATATCTTTCTGGTCGAGTGCCATGCTCTTATACCTCGGAGGCTAGACGATCTGTGAACTCGAGTACCATCTGCCTTAGATCCAGGCCGATCGACTTGCCGCCGGCACCGTCTTCTGCCGGTGTTTCCTCGGTAGGCTCGTCGGACTCATCATCGTCTTCGGCGGGTGCAGGCGCAGGGGCCGGAGTGGGCTGGCCGGGGATGTGCACGCCATCGCCGGTTGCCTTGCTGAGCGGGATGTACTGCGCCTGTACACGAGGCTCGTCACCACCGGGCACCGGCGGCAAGTCTTCCTCGTTGCGCACCTCGTTGATCGACTTGAAGCCAGCGTTCAAAGCAATCTGATGCGAGCTGTAGCGCACATCGGTCTCCATGCGGAACAGCGGGGCCATGTCAAACTCGATGCTGGTCTCAGTGTCCAGCCCGAATGCCGCCGCGTAGACCTGCTCTTGGCCTTCGATGTGGTACGACAGACAGTTCTGGAAGTAATCCCGAGCCATCTGTTCGCTGTTGCGGTAGTTGCTCTTTTCCGAAGTGCTCAGCTTGAAGGTAGGCACACGGTAGGCACGGGCGCAGTCTTCGACAACCCAGCGCAGCTGATTCACCAACTCCGCGTCGGCGGCGTTGATGGTCATGGGCTCATACTTCAGGCCGTTCGACAGCACTGCTACCTTGCCCAGTCCCTTGCCGCTGTAGTTGCTGTCCCACTCGGCCTGCATGCGCTTGGCAATAGCCGGGTCCAGCTTGCCGGGCGCGGTCAGCACACCACTGGACCGGCTCATGTTGGCGAAGAACGTCTCCGAGTTCATCATGATCCGGCTACCGGTCATGGCGCTCATGGCAGCAGCGAACAGCGGGCTCACGCCGATCAGCGGGTGGAACAGACCAAGGCAGCGGTCGTGCATGATGTCGCTAGAACGCAGCACGATGGGGTTGGCAATGGCCATCAGCGGCTCACGGCCCAGCTGATAGTACACGCCACCGTCGTCGGTGATCAGCGGCTGCACGCTGCGCGGGTCAAGCACGTACATCTCGGTGATGCGGTTGGAACCATCACGTACCAAGTAGACGTACGTATTGCCGTGCGTCAGCTTCGAGACATAGTATTGCTGAAGAAACTGAAGCGATGTCTGGAACGGATTCGGCTTGCGCAGCACCCGCATCGCGTAGTGGTTCTTTGCTACAAACCGGCCTCCCCTGGGATTCACCTGCAGAACACGCAGCGGCAGACGCGCAATGTCCGACGAAATGACGTTGATACAGGCGTAAATGGCGGTGAACGCAAGGATGTTTGGCCCGGCAGCGCGGACCTGATCCATGTTGCGCTGCCATGCGCCGGCAAACGGTTCATGCGGTGTCAGCCCTGTCGTCGCGCCGTACAGCCACGACGCCACATTCGTGGCTGGCACCGAACCGAATGCCTTGTCTACAGCGGCACCGATCCTGGTTATGAGCGACATGGCTTACGACTCAGCGGCCCGACCGGACGTCACTACGGTTGTAGGTACCGCCTTTCGTGCTAGCGGTGCGAGTGGACGGGGTTGCGCTGGTCGGCGGACTGGGATCCGCAGGGTTCTCGTCGTTGGCTTCGGTGGAACGTGCCTCGGAGTCCATGACCCGCGTCACCACCGCCGGCGGCTTGGGAGCCTTGCGACGGACAGCCACACGAACCGCTTCCAGGTCGTCAGCCTCGGCCTCGCTGGCGGCTTCGAATTGGTCGCCGGTCTTGAGCGCCCTGCCGTCGTACGTTTGGCGCATCACAGCGGTCATCGGGACTTTGGCCATATCGTTCTCCTGTTAGGTCAACATTGTAAGGTCACAGGCTGTATAGCACGGGACCGCTGGGCTGTGTAGCAGTGCTCATCCCCATGCGCTGTAGCCAGTGGGGAGGGGGTAGGTGATTTGAGTTCTACCGGTCTTGAGTCGGAACGATTCACTACCGCCGTTGATGTTAGGGCCGGCGATGTTCACCAAACCCGCGCTGCAATAGGGGTACATCGTTATCACAGGCGTGAATGGTACTATCAGTTCTAGGTTGCCGTTACGGTAGATCCTGACGTCCGTTCCAATGTCCCAAGCAAAACCGTATATGTCACCAGCAACGGGATTCGTGCCGATATAGCCAGAGTACTCGACCGTGCCTGTGGTCGTAGGCCGGTGCTGGACAACGCCGTCAAACCGACCCATGCACAACACAAAGGCTCCGCCACCGTTGGGCGTTATCTCCGAGTTATCGTTCTCGGGTGCCTGCAAGACGTTCTGCGAGGTACCGTCAATAATGCCGATTTGGAAGGCTTGATTCTCTGTCAGGTCTCCAGGTTCATTCCCCGTAAAACCAATGCTGACCACTTCAATCTCGTAGTACCGCTTGAGGCCTTCAGTGCCGTACGACTTCGTCCCGCGCACGCCCGCATCATAGCCTTCCTCGAATGGACCGTGGCCACGGGTATAGAGGCGATAGTTCTCGGTGAGGGTAAGTGGCAACGGCAAGTCTGGATTCGACGCAAGGATGTCAAGCGGGTTCCAGGCCGACGGCGGGTCTTCGAGCGTTGGCAGCTCACCTTCACCGCGTATCTCCGTGATACCCTTTACGCGCCAGTTGCCGCCCGGCACATGCTCCCAAGTCAGCTCACCAATGAACCGCCGCACTGCCACGGCCCAGCCCTTCGGCAGTGGCCAGTCAGCAGCGAACCACAAGCCACCAGCGAGGATGGACACCCACCACTCGTACATGATCTCGGCTTCAGCAGGCGTCAACAGCCAGCTAACCTCTTGGGTAGCGAGGTAGTCTGCCTGGATTCGACGCACTTGCTGCAACCCCGGCAACGCAGAGACCAACCGCCGTTCCGTCGGCTTCACGGCACCGGGGTCAGGTACCGGAAGCGTACTCGGGAACTCGATGGCGGTGGGCATGGCTTAGGTCTTGAAGTTGCACAACCAAGGAGCCGTGGAAGAACCCGTGGTAGTGGCAGTGGCTTGTCGTGCCG